TCGCCAGCCGCCATCGGGACGACTATCATGCCACCATTCAACTTGTGTTGCTTCTAGGGATACAGTGTCTCGTATGGCAGCTGGTAATTGCTGCCACATTTCACGAGTGTAATCAGGCCTTTGCATCGGGGTACACTTGAGCCCCTTGTGTCAACAGCACCACAGTGAACTTGTCTGTTTTGAACTGTGTGTTGAGTTTTTTAGCTAGATTGCGAGCATGCCCAGGATTTGAAAAACTGACCTTTTTGTACTTGGGTCCAGGGTACTGTGTGAGCATGTTGGCAGTTTTAAGATTGATGGGCTTTGAGTCGTAAAACACTGCCCATACACCCTCGCTAGCCAACACTTGCTCGGTTTTGTATGTCTGTTTGTTTACGTGCTCAATCAACACCTGTGGTTTGGGTCTGCTCATCGTTATCTCCTAGTATTATTTATGTCATTAACTAGGGCTTTTAAATGAACCGCCAGTGAGTTCGACCTTGATCACATCGCTGTCTGTAGCTTCAGGAGTCTTGCGCATTTGTTCCAAGGTTACCAACAACTTGGTAATGTCGGCATGTAGATCCTTGGCGTCACGCAGAGTCATCTGCAGATCACGCTGCCCCCGAGCCTCGGCTGCTTTGATAGCATCAACAAATCTGTGTATGTGCAGGCTCATTTTTTACTCACAAATGGTTTGAGGTCTGGAGGAGTCCAACCCAACGGCTTCAATACCTTGCCGTCCTCGCGCTTGCGAACCTTGCCAGTTTCTTTGTCAATCTTGGCAAAGTTTGTGCCCATGACTTCTTTCCAACCGCCCTCGCCATCTGCACCCATTGAATGAATAGCGCCAATAGTAACAACAAGAATATCCTCTAGTGCATCTAACTGTTCAACAATATCCCCTGCGGCAATTGCTTCCTTGAGTTCCCTGAACTCTTCTTCAATTAGATTAATATAAAGTTTGTATTGTTTTTCGTTGTAGCCTTCAACTGTTTGGTCGCAGGCCCGCATAAATTTTTCTTGATCACGAAACGGATTTGTCATTTGCTTCTTCTTTACTGTGAAAAGGTCCTTGGTATTTGTAACGGTCCAACACAATTAGTTTGGGATTTTGTACTGCTTTCCAAGTGCGATGTTGCTTGACTAGATACCATCCAGCAGCATACCATGATTTGCTTTTGGCATCTTTGGTAAACAACGGTAGTTTACGTTTGACATCCCACATGGCGTTGTGAGCCTTGCAGCCTGTGTGATATCCGTGTACTACATCACGCGGAGGCTTGCTTTTTTGTTCAGGATCTGCAAACTCAATCTCAACTTGTTTGCGCAAGTTCTTGATTGTTTTGAAACTGGCGACATGCCCAGCAATGGTCACTTGAAACGAACCATCTTGTGTCTGTTGTACATTGCCAATTTTTTGATTGTCTTGTTTGATAATCCAGTATTGTTTGTCGATGATAGGTTTTGCTACCAGGGTCATTGTGTCTCCGTTGCAGGTGATAGGTGCCCAGTGTAATGCTGATTGAGCCAACGGCCCACAGCCTCTGCTTGGTCACTGAGCTTGGTAAGTTCAAACTTACCGCAGAATTTTAAGAAGTGTGCGCCAACCTGGCCGATGTCTTTGTGGCTCACTTGTTCGCGAATGCAAGTGTCTACAGCCTGTTTGACATCATCAGGTTGTGCAGTGAGATCGATTAGGGTACGATTGCGCTCATAGTCGTCGAGTACACGGTGCTCAACTTCGTTATGGTCAGTCCAACGTTGCAGCATGAAATTGTTCCAATTGAATCCTTTCTTGCCGCGGTCTTCGTAGGCATCACGAATGCCAATTTTGTTCTTGGTACCTGTTTCTCTAGCACCAGGAAATGCTGAGAACACGTTGTCAGACACATCTCCGCGAATGCACTTGAGGAACAATTGATACTGTGGATCCTCAACTAGTTTGGGTTTCTTTTGCTTGTCTAGCACAGGTCGGTCTTTGTCGTCAAAAACGCCCTCAAGAGTGATCAGTTCATCAGTGATGCCATTGTACTGTTTGACGTTGGCAGCAACGAGCTGAACGTAGTCAGTGTCTGAGCTGATGATAACATGTTCGTCTTGGGGGTGCAGTGCAATCCAACGAGCAATTACGTCATCTGCTTCAGCAGTGGCGCAACGGATAACACTACAGTTTGTCTTTTCGCTCAAGTATTTAGTCAGGCTATCGTAGGTTTCCCAGAACAGCTTGTCCTCTTCAGCTTCATCTTCGGTCATTTTACCGCGAGCCACGGCACGGTTTTTCTTGTAGGGCTCATAGTAGTCTTTGCGCCAGCTGCGACCTTCCAGTGCAAAAACCACGTGGTCGGCTTTGAACCTGCGAGCTACCTTGTTCACACTCATCAAAGTAAGGTGCAATGCAAAGCCCAATTTGGTCCAACTGTCGCTGGCCCGATGTGCTTGGTGCCGGGCACGGAAAAACATGTTGGCAGTATCAATCAGCAAATAACGCATTTTGTAAATTCAAGAAGTTGTGATCACGCAGATATTGTAGCACATATCGTGCCCAAAAGCTATGGGCTTTGGCTCCAAAATGCCAACTATCGGGGTTTACAGTTTTAAATCCGTTGTTTCTTAATACTTTGTTGTACGTTTGTTCAGGATTATACGCACCAATGTAGCAATTGTTCCACTCCAAGCGATTGGGCTGGGTAGAGAAATCAGAGTTGCCGTTGAAGAAAACGTGGCGGATACGTTTGGCTTCTAGCTCTTGATGGAACAACCAAATTTGTCTGTGTGCGGTGTCTTGTACGCGAGTCCAATTTATGTCGGATATGTACTGCTTGTATCGTTGCACAAGATCAGGATGCACATGATCGGTGCCCGAAGCATTGACCTGCCACCATTCACCCATGTACTGCCATTCTTCACGTTCCCATGTTGACCACTGAATCACCATCAGTGTTTGATCTAGTCTATCATAGTTGTCAATGATCCACTGTCTGGTGGTGCGCATGATTCGAGCGTTGCTGCCACCGGCTTGTGCATCACAATACAGTTCAGCATGTATGCGATTGGCCAGCCGGTTGCCCCAACTTACATGTAAATTATCAGGGTGCGGCCTTTGCCCAAGATGATACAGTTCGCCATCATCCATGGCCCAGGCGTGAGGATTTACAGCTTCGGCTGCGGCTGTGTGACTGTCGCCGTTGACGTACAAAATCATTTTTTATATGCTGGATTGGGAATTTCAAGTTCAAACACATGATACTCTGAGTTTGCTGTATCAGTGCTTTTGAGTAACTCTAGTGTTCTTAATTGTTCGGCTTCTTCACGTGTGCCGTAGAATCCTGGACCAAATGTAATGTTAGTGCCACTACCATACACATAATTCAATGCAAGTCCAGTTTGTTTGATCAAAGCATAGACTTTGAAAGTGGGTTGTGGTTTAAGGGGTTGCATCTTTCAACACCTTAAAGGTTTCTGCTGCTGCTACACGCTTGCGCAAGCTTGAACTAGAGAAGCTGTGATCTCTGCTGTTGAAGATGCACTTAATGCCTCGATGCTGGCCTTCCCACTTGCCGGTAAATTCTTTGTCTTCATATTCCACTCCCAGGATACGCACATCCACTGGCAGTATCAAGAGAAGGTCAACGAGATCTTGCTCGGTTTGATAAACAACAACTTCATCAACATAACGGCATGCGGCAAGCTGTATTTGTCGCTCAACAATAGATTGTACAGGCTTATTTTTAGTTTCAGGTCTATCGATAGTAGGGTCGGTTTGCAGCCCGGCGATGAGGTAGTCACAGTGATTCTTGGCTTCCGAGAGCATAGCAATGTGGCCCGCGTGGAGCATGTCAAAGGTTGAAAATGTGATGCCAACTTTTTTACCTTCTGCTTTGAGTTGTTTGATGTGGTTAAATATCATGTTCTGTGATCTCTATGAGTTCATCAACCCCCGACCCTGAAACCAACTCGTATGTTAGGTTTCCCATCTTCCAAGTTTCGCACCATAGGTGTTGATTGTTACTGACTTCCGACTCCATTAGACGCAGCATGGTCAGCGTCTTTTCACGCTCTTCACCTTCGATTACACGCCGGGTATTGAGCAAGCCAGCACGTTTTAAAAACGCACGGGCTTGTTCGCGGGTTTTAAAATCAAAGGGATTTGGTGTCATGACACTTCGCTGCGACCGTTGCCTATGTTTCGGCTTTGTACATAAATGCCAGACTGCTTGATAGCCTGCTCTTGTTCCCAGGTTTCCATTACAACATGTCTACACACGTTTTGAAACCAACGATCCACAATGTCAGCATCTGTGTCAGTGGGTTTCATCATGTACCCGGCCTTGACTAGTCGTGCTACAAAGATCTCATTCCAGTCTAGTTCAAACGCACCTTGATGCAGGTTGTTGGGATCTACGTCCATGCCTAACACAGCCACATAGGGTTCGCCTGCTTCGGTGGCCAGTTCTTTTTCAGTTTTAACTGGTTCCTTCTTTTTGGGAGGAGCAGGTGGCGGCTCTGGCCTTGCTTGGGTCGGGGGTGGGTTTACTTTGGCATCTTTGCCAAACCAACCTTTGAGTCGATCGAACATTTATTTCCCCCATCCGTTGCCCCAAAGGTCAACGTGTAGTCGTGGGCTGTACCAGTATCCACGTTTCAGTGCTTCGTCAGCTACATTGAGTCTGTTGCCATCATACACACGCACAACACCACCTACTGGCATCACAAACACAGGTCCAGCAAAACCACGTGCTCGATATTCGTCCACAGCACGATCTAGCTCATCAAAGTCTTCGACTTTTTCAACCACAAACTTGAGATAGGTCACAC